AATTAGTGGGAGATGGTAAGAAGTATTCATCAGTAGAAGATGCGTTAAAATCAGTTCCTCACGCACAGAAGCATATTCAAACTTTAGAGTCTGAGTTAGCTGCTGCTAGAGAAGAACTAGCTAAACGTAAAACAGCTGAAGAACTTCTAGATGAAATTAAGTCTGGAATTCAACCACAGGCTACCCCTGCTGGATCTGAATTTGATCAAGATAAATTATTGCAATTGGTTGATCAAACCCTTGAGCAAAAGGAAAGACAAAGAGCAGCTAAGACTAATGCTGAATCAGTAGCGTCAAAGTTTACTGAGAAGTATGGTCAAAAAGCTGAAGAAGTCTATAATACTGTTGCTAAAGAAAGTGGATTAACTATACAACAATTAAATAGCTTGGCAGCCAGTTCACCTAAGATTGTACTAAAGCTAGCTGGTCTAGAAGGAGTATCTGCTCCTGTAGCAGGTAAACCTAATAGTACAGTAAACACAGAAGCTCTTAATAATACTAAAGTTGATGCTAATCAGCTATCAGCTAGAGTTAAACAAGGAGCTACTACAAAAGACTTAGTCAACGCTTGGAAAATAGCTGGTGAAAAAGTTAAATTAAATTTATCAAACTAAGGAAAAATTATGTCACAATTAACTAGCAATACAACTGCCTTTATTGAGGCACAACAGTATTCTCAGTTTATTCTTGATAACTTACATGATTTCTTACTACCTGAAGGTATGTGGAGAGATGTATCAGACTTTGGTTCTGGCACTACTTTAAACATCAAAACAGTTGGTACAGTATCAATTCAAGACGCAGCTGAAGATACACCATTAAACTTCAATCCAATCGACACAGGTACAATTACTTTAGCTATTACTGACTATGTTGGTGATGCTTGGAAAGTAAGTGATGACCTCCGTGAAGATGGTGCTCAAGTAGACTCATTAATGTCTATGCGTGCAATGGAATCAACACGTGCTCTTGGTGAAAACCATGAATCACGTTTCTTAGCAGTAGCTAATGCTGCTCAAACTAACGCTAACGTAAACTTAGTTAACGGCCGTCCACATCGTTGGGTAGCTGGTGGCTCTGGTGCATCTACACGCGTTATGACATTATCTGACTTCATTGCTATGAAATTAGCATTTGATAAAGCTAATGTTCCTACAGCAGGTCGTATCGCTATTGTTGATCCAATCGTTGAAGCAACATTAAATAGCATTTCTAACTTAGTATCAGTATCTAACAACCCAATGTTCGAAGGTATTGTTACAGAAGGTTTTGCTAAAGACCACAAGTTCGTTAAGAACATCTTTGGTTTCGACATCTGGACTTCTAATCGTTTACCAGTTAAGACAGCTACAGAAGCATTAAACGCTTCTTCATATGGCTTAGCTAACGATACAGCAGAAATCGGTGACGTAGCTAACGTATTTATGAGTGTGGCTGACGACTCAACAAAACCAATCATGCATGCTTGGAGACGTGCTCCTAAGACTGAAGGTTGGAGAGACGAAGAAACTCGCTCAGATAAATACCAAGTTACTTCTAGATTTGGTTTCGGTGCCCAACGTGTTGACACACTTGGTGTTATTTTAACTAGCGGTTCTACATACTAAGGAGAATAACATGGGTTTTGAAATCGACGCAAAAAGAGGTGTAGCTAACTACTATGGTGTTAGAACTACAAACGGTAAATTCGGAGCAGAAGCTTGCGACGAACTCTACAAATGGGCTGTATGGGATTTCGATTATAACGATCTTCCAACCTACGGTTCTAACAACTTACAACACGTTATCCCAGCTAATGCTACAATCATTTCAGCTGATTTAATTGTGGACGTAGCTTTCACATCAACATCTACAACAACTGATTTAGACATTGGTCTATATACATCAGCTGGTGCAGCTATTGATGCTGATGGTTTAATCACTGCAGCTAATGCAACACAAACAGCTATTGGTACTGCTGGTAACGTAGTTACTGGTTCAGGTGCTTTAGTTGGTAAAACAATTGGTGCATCAGCAGGTGAATTAGTTGTAACTCCTACAGTAGCAGATTTAACAGCAGGCGCTGGTCGCGTTGTTGTTAAGTATGTTTACAACAAGGACTAAGTAACAAACTGGGTATGGCCTTTACATTAGTAAGGGCCTTTCCCTTTCTCTAAGGAATTCTAAATGACAATTCAACATAATCTTATTACTGATCCTGACATTCATGAACCTAAAGGAGCAGCAAGTGCGTCTGCAGGTAAAGTTTATGTAGCTGATGGTGCTGGTTCTGGTTCATGGCAATATCCTCCAGGTAAAGCTCATGGTGAAATATACATTGATGCTGGGGTAACATCACAAACACTTTCAGGTTCTTCTGCTTATGCTAAATTAAATCCTACTGGTGAATGGACATCTGGAGTGTCTAATGTACTAACATTATCACCTAGTACAGGTATTATAACACTTACAGAAGCTGGTAATTATATGATTAGTTTTTGGTGCCAATTCAGTACAGCTGCTATTGCCAACGGAACTTTATATAATTTTAAATATAACTTATCTGGAACTTCAAGTGGTAGGACATTAACTGTACAAAAGTATAGTAATGGTGTAGACAAATTACATATATCAGCTGTTGGTTTAGTTACAGCTACGGCAGGACAATCATTATCTATGTATGTTGGTGGTGATGCAACATCATCTTCAACTGCTATTACTGTTATTGAAGCAGGTTTATCTGCTATTAAGTTATAGGAATAAATCATGGCTAAGATGACACTACTTGAGATTGTACAAGACATTATGTCTGATATGGATTCAGATGAAGTTAACTCTATTAATGATAGTGTTGAGTCTTTACAAGTAGCTCAACTTGTTAAGTCTACCTATTATAATATTGTAGATGGTAAAGATTATCCTTGGCTTTATGAACTATTTCAACTAGGTACTAGTGGTACTACTGCTAGACCTACTCATATGAGATTACCAGAAACAATTATTGATCTTAAATGGATTAAATATGATTGTAAAAAACCTGGTGAAACTCGTACTAGATTTACAAAAATTATTTATAAAACTCCTGAAGAGTTTCTAGATATTACTGATCAACGTTTAAGTACAGACTCTAAAATAACAGTAGTAACTGATTCTACTGGTATTAAGATTAATGTTTATGATGATAGAGCTCCAACTTATTTTACATCATTTGATGATGACTATTTAGTATTTGATGCTTATAATTCTGCTGTAGAATCTTCTTTACAGAATAGTAAGACCCAATGCCATGGTAAACGTTCAGTAGCTTTTACTCTATCTGATACTTTTACTCCTGATTTACCAGTACAGATGTTTACTTATCTTCTTAATGAAGCTAAATCAGCTGCATTCTTAACTCTTAAACAAATGCCTAATCCTAAAGCTGAACAGATATCAGTATCACAAAAGCGTAAAATGAGTCAAGAAGCTTGGAAAATTAGTAACGGAATCACTTATCCACATTACGGACGTAAATAATGTCAATGCTATCTAGTAATACTCCAGCATTTATTAACTCTCAACAGTACTCGAAAGGAAAAAAGAATGGCAGAAAAATGGATTCAAAAGGCAATAAAAAAACCAGGAGCATTAAGAAAAGCTCTAGGGGTAAAAGAAGGTAAAACAATTCCAGCTGGTATGCTAGCTAAAGCAGCTAAAAAACCAGGTAAGATGGGACAACGTGCACGTCTAGCACAAACTCTAAAGAAGATGAGTAAAAAGAAATAATGAAGACTTTTACAACTCCTAACGGAAAAGAAATTCAAATTCAAAGAGATCCTAGATCTGCTCAATACTTTATTCAATTTGGTTCAGGTGGTGAACTACCAGAAGAGCTAACTGGTATCTTTACTAATGAGTTATTTGCTGAAACTGCTATTAATAAATACTTAGAGAAACAAGAAACTAAAAAAGCTAAAGCTGAAGCTAAGGAGTAGTAATGGCTGTAGGTAATGAGAAGATCTATAGATCATTTACTAAGGGTCTAATTACAGAGGCTAGTCCTCTTACATTCCCTGAGAATGCTTCTTTAGATGAACAAAACTTTGTCCTTAATCGTAATGGATCTAGATCTAGACGTCTAGGTTTAGACTACGAGGGAGGTTATTCTCTTACATCTACAGGTTTTAGTTCAGCTGCTATTCAAACAGGTAAACAATCATTCCACAAATGGGATATGCCTGGTGGTGATAATACAGTAGCAATAGGTATTATTCGAATACTTAATAAACTTTGGTTTATTGACTTACTTACTAACGCTCCTAGTTCTAATCTTCTTAATGGTGGTTCAGCTATAACCCTTAGTGGTTTAGGTGATGCTGAAATTGAAACAGCTACTATTAACAATAAACTTATTATTGTTTCAGAAGATCTTACTTATCCAGTTCTTTTATCTTATAATTCAACTACAGATACTGTATCTCAAACTACTATTACAGTAGAAGTTCGAGATATATGGGGGATAGATGATGGACTTCTAGTTAATCACAGACCTACTACTTTATCTAATGAGCATAAGTATAATCTAAGAAATCAAGGCTGGTCTCCAACTATTCAGACAACTACTGGTGCAGATGCTATTAATCGTACCTTTACTCAATTAGGTCAATACCCAGCTAACTCTGATACATGGGTAACTGGTAAGATTACTAATCCTAGTTCAGCAGACTTTGAGAAATTTGATGCTGATACAATGGAGAAAAACTCCACATCTAACTATCAAGTTGCTAAGGGTAGTTATATTATTGATGCATTCAATAGAGGATCTGAAAGAGAATCTAATTCAGGTATTACTGGATTACCAGTAGATCAAGAAACAGGGGCCTTCTCTACTGTAGCTTCATACGCTGGACGTATATTCTATTCAGGAGTAAACTCTGCTATTTCTGGTGGAGATGCTAAATCTCCTAACTTTAGTGGTTATGTATTCTTTACAACTGTGGTTACTGGTGATGATAAACTAGGTGTTTGTTATCAAGAAGCAGACCCTACTGATGCTAATATTAATGACTTAGTTACTACCGATGGTGGTACCATTCAGATTCCAGAAGCTACTCAGATTGTTAAGATTGTATCTAGCCAAGCTTCACTATTAGTCTTTGCAGATAATGGCGTATGGGAAGTTTATGGAGATACTGGAGGCTTTATAGCCACCTCTTTCCAAACAAGTAAAGTATCTACTAATGGTGTTAAGAATGCTAAGTCTATTGTTAATGTTAACGGTAACTTTGTATATTGGTCTAAAGCAGGTATCTATTTATTAAGTCCTGATCCTGGATCTGGTAGATTTTCAGCTAAATCTTTATCATTAACTACAATTCAATCTTTATTTTTAGATATCCCTACAGTTGGTAAGAACTACTGTAAAGGTTTCTATGATGAGAAAGAGAATCGTGTTCGTTGGTTGTATAATGATTCTGATACTTATACTACAAGTAATTATATAAATAAATATACTAAAGAGTTAGTTCTAGACCTTACTCTTGAAGCTTTTTATCTTAATTCATTCTCATCTTTAGCTAGTAACTCACCTTATATAGCTGATTACATAGAAATACCAGGATATGCAGTTGCATCAGAAGATGCTAATGTACTTGTCGGAACTGATGAGGTTATAGTAACCTCTGCTGATAAAGTTATCATTACTCAAGATGTAGTTGCCTCTAGAAGTACACAGTTTAGCTATTTAACTATGATAGGAACATCATTTACTATTTCTAAATTTACAAATAGAAAGTTTACTGATTGGGAAACAGCTGGTTCAGGTACTGGTGCTGACTACTCTAGCTATCTAGTAACTGGTTATGAACTCTTTGGTGATATTATTAGAAATAAACAAATTCCTTATATCTTCTTTTATTTTAATCGAACTGAAGATGGTTTTACAACAGTAGGATCTACTCTACAAATAGACAATCCTTCATCTTGTTTAGTACAAGCTCAATGGAATTGGGCAGACTCTGCTAATAGTGGTAAGTGGGGTAATCAGTTCCAAGCATATAGATTACTACGTAACTATATACCAAGTGGACCAGCAGATACTTTTGATTATGGTGATTCTGTTATTGTTACTAAGAATAAACTAAGAGGTTCTGGAAAAACTATTAGTTTAAAGATACAATCTGAAGCTGGTAAAGACATGCAAATACTTGGTTGGGGAGTATCAGCAGTAGCTACAAGTAAACCATAATGAGTTTAAGTATTCTATATAAAGAAGATGACAATGGTTATCTAGCTTTAAGTTATGAACCATTTCTACAGAAGACTATAATGCATATAGAATTTAAGAAGTGGAACTTACAGGAATGTAGAAGATATAGAGAATTGTGGGTTGTAATTAAGAAGTGTTTAAAAGAAAAAGGAATAACAGAGCTATATAGTTTGTGTGATTCTGATAAAGAAGTCAAGTTCAATAAGTTCTGGGGATTTAAAGATACTGGGTATAAAGCTCAGACAGATAGTGGAATTAAATTTATATTAAAACTGGAGTTATAGTATGAAACATAGAAATGTAAGAAAAGTAGGGTATGCTCCTGCAGTAGCAGCAGTATCTTCTGTTTTTAGTGCAATATCACCAATTATGTCAGTAGCTAGTGCCGTAATGGGTGGTGTTAGTTTCTTTCAACAAAAGAAAGCTACTAGTCAAGCTGCAGCAGCTACACAACGTCAATCTGATTTACAAAATAGATTAAATGACATTAATGCTAGACGTCAAATGATTCAACAACAAAGAGAAGCTCGTATTAGACGTGCTCAAATCACTACAGAAACTGCTGGTGCTGGATTAGGTCTTGGTGGTACATCATCTTCAGTAGGTGCTATTGGAGCTGTTAGTACTCAAGAAGCTACTAATGTTAGTGGTATTAGACAACAACAAGACTTTGGTAGAGCTATTGGTTCAGCAGGTACTGAAGCATATACTGCTATGGGTGAAGCTAAAGGTTGGCAAGAGATGGGTCAAGTCTCTGGTAAACTCTTTGACTTATCAGGTGGTTTTGACTCAATGAAGAAAATTGGATCTATATTTGGTTAATCTAGGATAAAGTAATGGAATTTACTGAAGATTTTGAATTACCTACCATAGAAGTTACAACTAAGCCAGTACCTGAAGTACAGGCTAATGATGAAGCATTCTATGCAGCTGGTTCTTATGGAACAGATCCAGTTAATAACTATACAAAAATGTATGGTGAATTAACTCAGGATGGGTATTCTCAGTCTTTAGAAGATGCTAAGAAGATGTGGATGGGTGAACAAGATACTAGAAATAAAGAAGCTGTTCTAGGTCTTATCAACGATCCAGCAATACCTAGAGAACAAAAGACTAAAGTTCTATCTATTTATT